CGTGCTCCTCTTCTTACTCACTCAGGCTACGGTGTACATGCTCGTCAAATCGCTAAATGGCTTTTTCGTGTTGCAACAGAAACACATCAACTAGACATTACAACCGAACTTCTTGGTTGGGGTAAAACACATATGCTTATCGATCCCGAAGCCGAAGATGGTCTTATTGGCCAAATTCTTCAAGCTTCTGGTAATAAAAAGAACTTTTACGATGTAACAATTCAACTTCAGTTGCCAAACGAATGGAATCCTTTTGCTGGTAACTTCAACATTGGAGTAACTGCTGGAGTGGAGACGGACAAGTGCAATCCAGCTTGGATTGAATGCATTAACCGCATGGATATGATTGTTGTACCAAGCGAGTTTACAAAGCAAACGTTTCTTAACACAGGAGAAGTAACTGTTCCTATTGTTGTTGTACCAGAAAGCTTCCCAGACGGTTTACTCTCCGAAGCTGCTAGCGTAGACCTTGGCTTGTCAACTAAGTTCAACTTTCTCGTTGTTGGTCAACTCACTGGCAACAACACAGAAAATGATCGGAAAAATCTTCCTTTTACGATGAAGTGGCTGGCAGAAACGTTCGCTGATTGTCCTGATGTTGGGATTGTTGTTAAAACAAACTCTGGGGCGCAGACGCAGCTAGACAAGCAAAATGTTAGAAACGTTTTTTCTAAGATTGTTGGTGAAATCGTTGGACCCAAGAACAAGGGACCAAAGTTTTATCTACTTCACGGTCATATGACAGATGAAGAAATGCATGGACTTTACACACATCCAGACATTAAGGCTCTTGTAACTTTTACTCACGGTGAAGGGTACGGTTTGCCTATTGTAGAAGCTGCTGCTTGCGATCTACCAGTTATTGCAACAAACTGGAGCGGTCATTTAGAGTTTCTTAAGCATGGAAGATTTATTCCTGTAGATCATAACTTGACAACTATTCCAGCATCTAGAGTTGATAATCAAATCTTTATGAAGGATGCAAAGTGGGCTAATCCTGTTGAACTTGATGCCAAGCAACGATTGAAGAAGTTTTATTCTGGTTCACAGATTCCAAAACAATGGGCAACCGAGCTTGGAACAAAAATCCGAGAACATTATTGTTTTGATGCTGTAGCTCGTATTTATTCAGAAGTGTTGAATGAGCATTTGAAAGAAGAACAATGATAGGTTATTTTTTAGCGTTCTTACTTGCAATCGCTTTAGGTTTTGTTGTCTACCATGCATTTAGATGGGCCAAGATCATCTTTATTCTAGAAGATGATCTTGCTGAAGCGATTGAGATTCATGAAAGAACATTAGAAACATTAGAAACCATCGTTAAAACTCCGATGTTTTTCGATAACCCACAAACAAAAGCAGCGGTTGACGAAGCAATGGAAAATGTAAAAATGTGTCAAACCGCTACACATAAGCTTATTCAAAACTTTACACAACGAAGCAAGCAACGCTATATACGGCTTGTAGATCAAGACGAGGCCGAATGACTCCAACAGGTAAAAAGCTTATCAAACGCAAGCCAAAAGGCGGCGCAGCTCCGCAAGAGTTTTATTTCAATGCAGGTACTCAACAAGCCATTGTTGACTATAAAGCCGAAACACTGCCTTCCAAACGAAACGACATATACGTTCGTGAAATACTTCCTGCTTTTTCCAAGTTGGTTGAAAACCTAATCAATGTTTATGGTTTTCAAATCCAATATGAAAGCAAAGCAGATTTACAAAACGAATGTATTGAGTTTCTTTATGGAGTAATCACTAAGTTTGATGCCAGTAAAGGCACAAAAGCTTTTTCTTACTTCAATGTTGTTGCAAAACACTGGCTAATAATCAAAAGCAAACAAAGCGTTCGTAATGTTCATGTGTTTACTTCGCTTGATGATACAGAGTCTTTAAGCCAACATGATTTAGAAACAATAGAAAATCATAGTGTATCACCATCACCAGAAGAAAGTTTGGTAGAAGAATGCGATCAACAAAAAATCAAAACAATATTGGAGTTTATTTCTTCAAAAGCCGTAACTGATAATGAAGTTGAATGTCTTAAGGGAATCAACTTGTTGTTTAGCAACGTTAACGAACTTGATTTTCTTAACAAACGTGCTGTAATGCTTTATTTGAGAGAAATAACTAACCTTTCACCTAAACAACTTAGTGTTGTACTTTCTCTTATGAAGCGACATTACAAAACTGCCAAAGAAGAATACGAACGAATCGATTAATGATATGCCAAACTTTGAAGAAATAGAAAAAGACAATCCAACAGGGCAAGAGTTAATCAAAAAAACAGATCAAGATCTTGCCGTTTTTGCTGAGTTGCTGGATTCCATCACAACCATTGATGAAAGATTAAAGCTTTTGTGGAAGCAAATCTATGAAAACGCTTTGATTGATAGACGTAACGCTTACATGATTTGGACTGATTTATATCTTCAAGTTCATGGCAATGCCGAACAACATGTTATTCATGGCGACCATATGGCCAAGTACATGGAACGAATGGAAAAAGCTAACACTCAGTTACTAAAGCTAGCTGAGTTGGTTTATAAGGCCAAGGATAAACAAGAAGCTGAAGAAATACCAGACAGCCGTTCTTTGTTCGATAAGATAAAACGTAACAGCAAGGACTGATACATGCCTAACGAGAACGTTAACGTAGGAAGAGTCTTAGCGGGAGCCACATCTCCTGTTTTAGACATGTCTAAAATGGTGATCAACAGCCAAGTGGCTGGTTCACCACCTATTTTCCAACGTGCAGCCGTTGAGGAAGTTATCTATAACCCAAAAGATTTAACTGTCGAAGATCGTGATCGTATAAAACGTTTGGTTGTTAATCCAGAAGAAGTAGATCAAGCTCCTGCTAACAGTGTTGTTGCTACAGCAATCTCTGATGGTGTAAGTGATTCTACTCCAACCAAGGTTCTTATCGCTCCATTTTTTCAAAGCCATTTTATGCTTCCTGTGCAAGTGGGAGAACAAGTTACAGTTGTTTTCGATGACTTTCAAAAGTACGGCTGGAAGGGTGCGAAATGGCTTACACGAACACCAGAAGGTTTACCTGTTGAAGATCCAAACTTCACACACAATGACAGAAGGTTTAACCAAGAATATTTTGAAGCTCGGCGTGTTAGTGAATCACTAGATAGAAGCAGCAGTTCATATACTCCATATTTTCCAAACGGAGGAGATGAAAGCAACACAACAACGTTACCGCAAAATGACACAACGAATCCATATGATACCATTTATCAACTATCACGTTCTGGTAGCTTGCAACACGCTTATGAAGTAGTTCCTCGTTGGACAAAAAGACCGCAAGAGTTTGTTATTCAAGGCATGAATAACTCATTAATCATGCTTGGCAGAGATCGTGTTGGGTATGTTACAAGCTCTACTGTAGAACAAAAAAGTTATGCAGGTGCAATCGATATTGTTGCTGGTAGAAGTCGTTACATATTAGATCCATCAGATCGTTCTATTCCTCCAGCACAAGCTTCACATAAAGGTACAAGTCCTTTTGTTGTAACAAACTCTCGTGGATTGCAAGAAGTAGATAAAACTCCTAGATTGAATGGTAGGGTAGAACAACTCAAAGAAGGTGATCCAGATTTTGTTCATGATGCTGCAAGAATATATGTCAGCATGAAAACTCTTGGTGATACCAACTTTAAAACAGCAAAAACAACACAAGGAGCAGTTAACGACGCATTAAAACCAGAAGGCATCAACTATAGCCCCAACGGTTTATATCCCATACAATTTGCTTCATCTAGTACTAATGTTGGTAGCTCTTACATTGTTAACAAAGCCGATCATATTCGATTAATCGCAAGACGATCTGTGCCAAATGAAGACAGTCTGGGTGATGTTATTTCTGGTTCTGTTTTGATTTTGAAAGAAGGTAAAAACAGAACTCCAGATAATGTAGATGCACAAGCTGCTGGCAGCGATCATTTAGCTTTTATGTATATGTCTCCAGAAGGCAGAATACAAATCGATGGAATGCAAATCTTTCTTGGTGGAGCAGCATTAAGTGGATCGAATCCAAGTCAGCAACCTGTTCCTGATCGTCCCAGAAACAAACAAGGTGCCACAGGCGAACTAAATGTTGGTGACACAAATGAATTCGTTGGTGTAGAACCTTACATCAAATGGACAGAGTTTAAAAGAGTTGTTGAAGGATTACAAAGACAAATAGATGCTTTGCAAACGGCTTATAGTCAGTTGGTTGACAATGTTGGAGCGATATCTGAATCGGGTACTGTTTGTCTGCATGGCTCTCCAGATCCCGCTTGGAACGTACTAACAGCAAGATGCAGCACCAATCGTAGTGCATTAAACAACAAAGTCACAGATGCAAGACAAAAAACAAACGAAGCCGTTTACAAGAGTAGATCGAGTAAAATATTCGGACAGTAGGTTATAAAATCTGCCCTCCTTACTATAATCCAGTACAAACTATTTAGTGTTATGCCAAGTAGAGAAGATTTAGCAAGAACGCAAGAAAGTGATGCTTCAGCGTCTCGTGCACGAATAGAAAATCAAACAAACAAGCTTATTGTTCAAGCTCAGATTAATCTTATCGATCAAGCTATAAACGCATTACCACTGCCTGTTAGTGCAGGAGCAAAAGCTCTTGGCAAAGGCATATATGCAGCTTTTAAAACCCCTGTAAAGGCTGTTAGCAATCCAAGAGAACAAGAAGATCCTGTAAAACTTATGGCTTTTGCTATAGCGTTTGCAATATTAAAAGCTATATGGTGTTTTATCAAAAGTCTTCTCAATCCTTTACCAATCATTGGAAGCTTTTTTCCTTTGTGCGGCGACGATCCGCAGTTAGCCACAGGAGCGGACCAAGCCACAACCACTGCAAAAAGAATAGCTGAAACCGACTTGTTTAATCAGTCTACAGCTGCTGCCAACAATAAGTTTGTTACTGCAACTAGTGCTGGGTTTGCTGTTAGCGAAACAGTAAAAGCAAGAAATATTGTTAACCAAAAAAACAATGTACCTGCTACTGCATCTGCTCAAAGTTCGAACATGAACAGTGGTTCCGAAGGAATAACGTTTGAGGAGTTTGTTGCAAGAACAGTTGTTCCTGCTTCTGTTCCTATTGTTGATGGAGTAGGTCCGGCTACTGCTTTGGTTGGCCAAACAAGTCAAGAACAAACATCGGCAGATATTCCAGCTCAACCAACGTTGGAACCACAATGGCAAGCAACAGATAAATTGACAGAAGGTGCTTCATATGAAGCTTATCGTAGATTGTTTGGTTTATAGTTATAGAACATGAGAAGCTTTAAAAGTGTTGGTATTACTTCTGCTGATTTAACAACCCAACAAGCAGCCATAGCGCCTACACCAAAACCTATAGGAATCATAACTCCATTACGTCTTGGCCAAGATAACGAAGGTTTGCTTGGTATGCATTATACTGTTGGTGACACCATGAAAAATAATCTTCGTGATTTAATCATGACCAACTGGGGTGAAAGATTAGCATTGTATGATTATGGGGCTAATCTTGGGCCACTAGTAACTGAATATGAGTTAGGTAAAGGTGCGTTCGACGATGCAGCAATGCAAAGAATCGCAAACGCTGTTGGTAAATGGATGCCTTATGTTGAGTTGGAAGGTTTTGATAGTACTCAACAAGCATATGCAAATAGTCCCGGCTTAGGTGTTGTTGTTATAACATTAGATTACAGTATACCAAGAGCGTCTATACCAACCTCACGTTTGCAAATAACGTTTGCGGTAACTTAAACTGTTTCATATCTAACATAAGGTAATACTATAATGCCAATCGATACCAGACGAACAATCGCACAAGTTATCAAAGAAAGAAAGTATCTTAACAAAGACTTTGATAGCTTTCGTGCAGACTTAGAAGAATATGCACGCACGTATTTTCCTGATCGTATTCAAGACTTTTCTGCAAACGGGTTTGGAGGCTTGCTGCTAGAACTGGCATCATATGTTGGTGACGTTCAAAGCTTTTATTTGGACCATCAGTTTGGTGAGCTAAATGCCGAAACAGCTGTTGAATCAAAGAACCTAGAAAAGCTATTAAGAGAAGCTGGAGTGCAGATTGTTGGAGCAGCACCAGCAGTTTGTCCTGTTACGTTTTACATTCGTGTACCTATCGACACAAACGGTTCCTATAATAAAAATGCTTTACCTGTTATTAAAGAAGGAACAACAGTTAACTCAAACCTATCAGTTCAATTTCAACTTATCGATGATTTGGATTTTACTGTTACAAAAAGCGATGGCACGCCGGGTATAGGTATAAGCTACGTTGTTGGTGACGTTGACAACAATAACAATCCTGCAAACTTCATTTTCTCAGCAACTGGGGATTGTTTGAGTAGCGTTACAACAATAGAATCTTTTACAGTTAACGGCTTTGAACCATTTAAACGTTATACTCTTCAAAACCGAGATGTAACAGACATTATTTCTGTTGTGGATAGTGATGGTAACATTTATTACGAAGTTGATTACTTAACTCAAGACACGGTTTTTAAGTCAGTAAGAAACAGAAATCCTGCTTCAACCGCTGCTCCAACCGAACAATATGTTGAAGCAAACTTAGAGATTCAACCTGCACCATTTAGATTTTATCGTACAACAGCACTTGCAACACGCTTAACAACACTAACCTTTGGTGGTGGTTCTGGGCAAACAATGAATGATGATCTTGTGCCCGATCCATCCGAAGCCGCATTGCCTTTGTATGGTCGTAAGAACTTTTCCAGATTTACTATCGACCCAAACAACTTGTTAAGAACATCAACATTAGGTGCTATAGCTCCAGATGTAACCATTACAATAACTTATCGTGCTGGTGGTGGATTAAGCCACAACATACCTCCACAAAGCATTGTAGATATAGCAACGTTGTTAACAGAGTTTCCAAACAATCCATCATCAGCAATCGCCGCAGACGTTAGAGCTTCTGCCGACGCAAACAATAACGCTGCTGGTGCTGGTGGTGCAGATGCACCAACTTTAGATGAACTGCGCTTGCAAATACCTTCAGCCAGAGCATCACAAAGCCGTATTGTAAGCAAAGAAGATTTAATGGCAAGAATATACTCGCTGCCAGCAAACTTTGGCCGTGTTTATCGTGCTAGCATAAAAAACAATCCTGACAACCCAAACAGTGCATTGCTTTATATTTTGTGCCGTAACAGTTTAAACCAACTAATACTAGCTCCAGACCTTCTTAAAAAGAACATAGCAGTATATCTCAATCAATATCGTATGATTTCAGATGCTATTGACATTCTGGATGGCCGTATTGTTAACCTGCAAATCAACTATGACATAACAGTTGACCCAACATATAACCGTCAGTTAGTTCTGCAAAACGTTCAAAGCAAACTTGTGCAATACTTCAACGTTGGAAACTTTCAAATGGATCAACCATTGATATTAGATGACGTAAGAAACATCATCTATAACAACGTTGGTGTTTTGGGAGTTAGAGGAATAACAGCAACAAACGTTACAGGAACTGTTGGTGATCGTGTGTATAGCGATGTTCGCTATGATATCACAACCAACTTAATCAATAACTCCATTCTTATTCCACCACCGGGAGGAATGTTTGAAGTGAAATATTTGGATGCAGATCTTATAGGGCGGGCTGCTTGACCATTAAAACTTCCCCTCTCTACTACTATCTCCTTACTTCTCTAGATTTAAACAAAGCAGCTATTTAGATCATAGTGGAAAAACTATGTATCGTATTCTTAAAGCTGACAAAGATAGCTACGTTACCAACAAAATAATCAATAGCACACGCCCAACTACTTCAGCTTCTACGGATGCAAACGTAGGCCAAGCTGGTACCATTGATTTGTTCAAGCTATACAACGCTACCACCGTGCCAAGCGGTACTTCTGGTGTAGAACTATCTCGTGGCCTTATTCATTTTGATTTAAATGAACTTCGTGCTCTTACTGGTTCTATTCTTAACATCAATGATTCAAGCTTTAAATGCTATGTGTCGATAAAAAACGTGTATGGCGGGCAAACTGTTCCATCAAACTACACGCTTATTCTTTATCCACTAGCAAAAGATTGGGAAGAAGGTCGTGGTAACGACGTTATTGGATATCGTGACTTAGATGCTGTCAACTGGTTTACTGCTTCTATTAATCCAACAGTTGTAACATGGACAAGTGGAGGAATAGGTTATGGATCAGATGTAACAGATGTTAATGCAGACTATTATCTTTCTTCTTCTCTTATTGGTAATGTTCCACTAGGCTTCTCTCAAAGCTTTGCCAGAGGCGATGAAGACTTGTTAATCGACGTAACCACAGCAGTTTCTGCTACACTTAATGGTGACATACCTGATTATGGATTTAGATTAAGTTTTTCTGGGTCACAGGAAACTGATACAGTTACAAGATTTGTTAAACGTTTTTCATCAAGGCAAAGTAGAAACACGAATATACACCCAGCACTTGTGGTAAAATACAACGATAGCTTTTTCGACAACCAAGTTCAATCGTTTTTTGATTATCCAAACAAAATAGGCTACTATTATTCGCCATTTGGTGTTGAATCAAACTTTATGTCTGGCAGCACTGAGGTATCTGGTTCTGGGAGCATTCAGCTTGAGCTTATTGCATCTAAGAGTGTGTATGTTACAGCAACAACATATAGTTTCAGTCATTCAATGTCGATAAGTTACACTTCAGCAAGTTGGAACTATTTTTCTCAAAGCTTTACTGGTTCTCAAATAAGTTTTGGTGGTTTATATCAAACCGGAAGTTATTATGCTGATGTGTTTATTCCTTTGAATATAGCAGGATTATCTGGGGTGTTACGTTCAGACAACTCCGTAGAGTTTAAATCTGTTTGGAAGTCGCTGGATAATACTGTTATATTCGCTACAGGGTCAAGTATAACTCTAAGAACGCTTCAAGGCAGCAAGACCATTGTGAACACACAAAACTATGGTATTAACATCACCAACCTTGAAGAAACTTATATCAACACGGC